TACGCCCGCCAGGCCAAGCGCACCACCCAAATCAACGTGATCGGCGCCCGCGGCATCCAGATGCAGCCGCAAGTCCTCCGCGCCAACAGCCAAGAAAAGGACGAGCGCCGCAACGACGCCCTCCTCACCGCCTGGAACGCTTGGTGCCGCCCAGACTCCTGTGACGTCACCGGCCGCCTCAGCTTCCACGGCATCGAGATGTCAATCGTCGGCGCCCTGCCCGAATCCGGCGAAGTCGGCATCCGACTGGTCCGCCAACCCATGGGCCGCAGCCGCGTCCCCCTCGCCCTCGAACTGATCGAGGCCGACCAGATCGACGACGACTACACCGGCTACAGCGACCGCGCCGGCCACTACTGGCGCATGGGCGTCGAACTCAACGAGTGGGGCCGCCCCACCCGCTACGCCATCCTCCGCAAGCACCCCGGCGACTCCGACCTCAGCACCTACACCGACGGCACCCAGAAACACCTATTTGTTGATGCCGCCGATTTCATCCACGTCTTCATACCCGAGCGCATCGGCCAGAATCGCGGCATTCCGTGGTTTGCCTCGGTAATTACTACTTCGTGGAACCTCGGTAAGTATGAAGAGGCGCATTGGACGCGGAAGCGGGTGCAGGCCAACAGCCTCGGCTGGATTCAGACGCCCGAGCCCGAAACCTTCGGCAGCGTCGAGTCCGACGGCAGCCCGGCCCTCGAAGGCGACAAACGCCTGTGGAACACCGAGCCCGGCAGCTACAACTTCCTGCTGCCCGGTGAAGTCGCCATGCCGCCCGACTTCGGCCCCGACGACGGCCAGTATGAAGCGGTGGTCCGCAACCTTGCCCGCCGCTTCGCCGCCGGCTACGGCTGCAGCTACGAAACGCTCAGCCGCGACTTCAGCGAATCCAACTACAGCAGCTCTCGCCTAAGCATCCTTGAAGACCGCGACCACTGGCGCGTAATCCAGTCCGTGCTTATCCAGCAGGTACACCAGCGCATCTTCGAGGAGTGGCTAGGCGCCGCAGCACTAAGCACGCTGCCCATGCCGCTGTTTAACGACGTATTTGTGCGTCCCGAGCGCTACACCACCCCCCATTGGCAAGCCCGTGCTTGGAGCTGGGTCGACCCTGCCAAGGAGATGAAGGCCATGGAGCTGGCCCGCAGCCTCCAACTCCAGACGCACGCCGAACAAATAATGGAGTACACCGGCAACGACTTCAACAGCACCATAAGTACGATTGCCAAGGAGAATGAGATTAAGCAGCGTTTAGGCCTAAGCCCCGCCGCAGCGCCACCTAGTCCTGCTGCGGCGCCGGAACCTAGCGACGACGAGGACGAGGACAACGCCCCACCGCCCCCTGTCCCCCAACGCTCCACCCCCCTCTACCTAGAGGGCGACGACGCACCGCCCGTCCTCCTGCGCACCGACCTAAGTGCCGCCGCTAAGCCGCTAAGCCGCCCGGCCTAGGCTGTGCCCAGTAAAGCGGCCTAGCGCCAAAACTTATGGCGATTGTGAACGGTGTAGAGATGGACCTCACACCCACTGAGGGTATGCGAACTGAGGCGCAGCGCTACCGCGATTGGAAAGACGAAGGCCAGGCCGGCGGCACCGAGGTAGCCGCTCGCCGCGCCTCCCAAATACTCAGTGGCGACGAGCTAAGTACCGACACCGTAATCACCATGAGTGCCTGGTTTGCGCGGCACGAAGTTGACAAGCAGGGCGAGGGTTTCAGTCCCGGCGAAGAGGGCTACCCCTCGCCCGGCCGCGTCGCTTGGGCAGCGTGGGGCGGTGATCCCGGCAAGAGCTGGAGCGACCGCCACGCTGGGCATATACAGAACGACGAGGACCGCAGCTCCCGCGCCGCGGCCGACGCCCTAAGCACCGGGGACTTCGTTGCGTGGCAGTCAAGCGGCGGCACCGCTAGGGGGCGCATCGAGCACATCATGCGCGAAGGCACCCTCGGCGTCCCTGACAGCGACTTCAGCATCGAGGCCACCGCCGAAGACCCCGCCGCCCTAATTCGCATTTACCGGCCCAGCGGCGAAGGCTGGCAAGAAACCGAGACCCTCGTAGGTCACAAATTCTCCACCCTCCGCAAAATCGACGCCCTGCGCACCGCTGATGGGGATGAAGACGATGACACTAAGCTGAGTGAATCGCCCGAAACACCTAGCGGCGCCACTACACCGCTTAGCGAGGAAGAAACCATGCCTAAGTCACCTACTGAAGAGCTGGAGCGTAGCGCTGCACAGCCTATCGACCTCCTACGCATCAACAAAGAAGGCCTGCGCCGCGAGGTCTCCCAAGGCGTCCGCGTCGAAGACAGCAGCGACCAAGGCCTCACGTTTAGCTTCAGCTCCGAAGCCCCGGTGGAGCGCTGGTGGGGCCGCGAAGTGCTTATGCACGACGAGGACGCCATGGACCTGGGCCGCATGAATGACGGTGGCGCCTACCTGTGGAACCACAACCGCGATGTCGTCCTCGGCGTCGCCGAAAAGGCTTGGCTGGGCGCCGACCGCCGCCTCTACACCACCGTCAAGTGGAGCCCCAACACTAAGGAAAAGGGCACCGAGGAGTACAAGCGCCGCCGCGACATCGAGGCCGGCATCACCCGCAACGTCTCCTTCGCCTACGAAATCGGCGATATGCGTGAAGCCGCCAACGGCGAAATGCAGGTCACTAAATGGAATGTTCTGGAGGTTTCCTCTGTGAGCGTGCCAGCGGACCAGACAGTCGGCCTAGGCCGCGCCCTAAGTAGCGGCGATGAAGCCGAAGTCCCGCATACCCCCGAAGAACTAATGCAACCGGACAACGTTATGCTTGGAACTAAGCAGTCCGCCGAGCGCGGTACTGAAGCAACTAGCCCCGCACCCCTGATCATGGAACAGTCTATCGACATCCAAGAGGTGCAATCCGCCGCTCGGGCTGCTGAGCGAGATCGGGTTGCAGTCATCCGCGCCATGTGCGCCCAGCACCAAGTTGGCGACGAGATGGCCGACCGCCTCATCAACGACGACGCCAGCATCGACCAAGCCCGTGAGACCGTCCTCACCCAGCTCGGCCGGACCCGCAAGGAGTTCCAAGGCCGCCTGCACGACGACGGCGCCGGCTCCATCGGCCTCACCGCTCAGGAAGTCAAGCGCTACAGCTTGATGAACGTGATCCGCCACCTGGCCGATCCCTCCGACCGCGCCACCCGCGAAGCCGCCTCCTTCGAGCTTGATTGCTCCAAGGCAGCCGAAGCCAAGCTCGGCCGCGCCGCCAAAGGCGTCGTGATGCCCTGGGACGTAATGGCCTCCACCCAGGCCCGCACACAAGCTGCCGGCACCGCCTCCGCAGGCGGCTACCTGGTGGACACCCAGCTGCTGACCGGCTCCTTCATCGACCTGGTACGTAACCGCTCCGCCCTGCTCGGCCTTAACGTCACCACGCTGACCGGCCTGACCGGCAACGTTGACATCCCCAAAAAGACCGGCAACACCACCGCCTACTGGGTGGGTGAAGATGTGGCCGTGAGCGAGACCAACATTGCTCTGGGCCAGATTTCCATGACCCCCAAATCACTGGGTGGCTACGTGGACATCACCCGTCGCCTGATGCAGCAGTCCTCCCTCGACGTAGAAGCCCTGGTCCGCGCTGACCTGGCCGAGTCAATCGCCCTGGCAATCGACTCCTCTGGTATCTACGGCCTCGGCGGCTCCTCTGCTCTGCTCGGCATCAAGAACATCACCGGCGTTGGCACCGAGACGCTCACCAGCGACGCGGCCACCAACAAGTCCATCGGCGGCGTTACCTACTACTTCGGTAACTTCTCCGACTACGTGAACATGGAGACCACCGTCTCCGTGGCCAACCTCGACGTCAACTCGATGTTCTACGTGGGCAACGCTCACGTCCGCGGCGCCCTCAAGCAGACGCTGCGCAATACGAACAGCGAAATGTTCATCTGGGACAACAACGAAGTCAACGGCTACGGCGGTCGCGTCAGCAACCAGCTGGTCGGCTCCAACGTCATCTTCGGCGACTTCAGCCAAGCCATCTTTGGCTTCTGGTCTGGCGTAGACATCACCGTCGACCCCTATACCAACAGCACCAAAGGCACCACCCGCATCGTCGCCTTCCAAGACGTCGACTTCGGTGTGCGTAACCCCGGCGCCTTCGTGTTTGGTTCCGGTAACGCCTGATGGCCTGGTATCAGCTAACCGCTGACGTGATGGTTCAGGGCACCCCCCGATCTTTCGGGGAGGTGCTCGACCTCAGCGTCACCGACGGCCAGCTGCTAGTCGGCCTGGGCCGCGCTAAGCCTTGCGATGCCCCCACGCTCGCCGAAGCTGAGCCCGCCAAGCCTGCGTGCCCCATGCCCGCAGCGCCCGTCGAGGCCAAGGAACAAATCAAGCCGGTGGCCCGCCGCCGGACCCCATCCCCCACCCCAGAGGACTAAGCCATGGCACTCAGCCAACGCAACTTTGAGGCGCTGCAGCACTTCGCTGCATACGCCCCCGCAACAGTCACCGCCGTTGGCGTCGCCACCAGCGTGGACCTCCTCGGCTACGACGGCGACGTCGTGTTCGTAATGCAGGCCACCGCTGCCGGCTCTGCCGCCGGATTCAAGGTTCGCCTTGAGGAAAGCGACGAGAGCGGCGCCAACTTCACCGCCATCACCGGCGGCGGATTCACCGACATCGGCAACGCTGCCTACGTCGGCTCCGTGGCAATCTCCAAAGACAATGTGAAGCGCTACGTGCGCGTCAACATCTACGAAGAGACCGGCACCGCCAGCTCGATCATCTCCGTCACCGGATTCGGCGTCAAGAAGTACCAGTAAGCCGCGCTTCAGCTCTGGGGGCTGCCACATAAGCGGCATCCCCTAGACTGCGCTAAGGAGGCACATCATGGCTATTTCCCCCGGCACCTACAACATCAGCCTGCAACGCCGGGCGGATTACTACGTCACACTGCAATTCAAAGACAGCGTAGGAGTTCCGATCGACCTTACCGGCTGGACCGCAGAAGTCGAAGCATGGAACAAATCGCGTACAACTAAGTACGCCGATTTTACTGTTACTTACACTAATCGTGCTACAGGCACTATATCTATATCACTTAGCTCCACTCAAACCACTGCTTTACCGGCAAAAGCGTACTACGACGTGCTACTAATTAACGCCAGTGGTCTGCGTGAATACTACTTGGAAGGAGATATTAACGTAGATGAGGGCTACTCTACGTGACGTCAGTAAACGTTACTGGGGTAACTAATACAGTTACTATTACCGAAAATGGCGCTACTGTTGTAGTGCCCGTGCCCGAAACATCGGTAGTAGTTGCCATTACCGCAGGCCCTCAGGGAACGGCAGGGGCAGCCGGCCCCACAGGAGTCCAAGGTGTAACCGGCCCCATCGGCATAACTGGGGCCACCGGGGCAGGAGTAACAGGGGCCACTGGTCCCACTGGTCCCACTGGTGCCATTGGTATTACTGGCGCTACTGGCATTCAAGGGCCTACGGGCGCATCTGGAGTGGTGGGAATTTCTGGGGCTACGGGAGTTGGAGTGACCGGCTCGACGGGGCCTCAAGGTACCACTGGCGTACAAGGTGCCACAGGCGTACAGGGACCAAGTGGTGCTACGGGCATCGGCATCACTGGTGCCACTGGCCCGCAGGGCTCCACCGGCGTGCAGGGTCTAACTGGTGCCACCGGCATTGGCATTTCAGGCGCCACCGGCCCGCAAGGAGCTACTGGCATCCAAGGCGCAACTGGCATTCAGGGTATTCAAGGGGCCACTGGACCAATTGGCGCTACTGGCCTAACTGGCTCCACTGGTGTTCAAGGCACCACTGGTCCTACCGGCATCCAAGGTGCCACTGGCCCCGAGGGTGCCACTGGCCCCATCGGCATTACTGGTGCAACTGGCGCTCAGGGCGTTACGGGCGGCCAAGGGGCTACTGGCGTGGTGGGAGTCAGCGGTGCTACGGGCATCACTGGCGCGACTGGGCCTGTAGGTGCCACCGGCATCCAGGGGCCAACAGGAGCTTCTGGAGTTCAAGGCACTACTGGCCCCACTGGAGTGACTGGTCCCAGTGGCGCAACCGGCGTCATCGGCATTAGCGGAGCCACTGGTCCCATTGGAGCCACTGGTCCTATCGGCGCCACTGGAGTTGCAGGTCCAAGTGGCGCTACGGGTCCCCAGGGGTACTCGTCGAGCCTTTTTCGTTATCAAGCAAAAACAACAATTACCACTGGTTATCCAGGAGATGGACATGTCATTTGGGACAACGCAACGCAAGCTAGTGCAACCGTACTCAGTATTAGTCACTTAACCAATGATGCTATTGACGTTGATATTTTCCTGGCCCAACTAATACAAACTGAAATTATTACACTTCAAGATCAAACTAGCAGCAGTAATTACCAAACGTGGCGCATTACCGGAACGCCTACAAACACTAACCCTGCAACGTCCACTAGTTATTGGACTTTTCCGGTCACATTGGTTGCATCAGCCGGGACAGGTACTACTAATTTTGCCAACAACCATTCCATTTTCGCCGCCATAGTTAATGGCGCAGAAGGTGCCACGGGCCCTACAGGTGCCACAGGCGTTGGAATTACTGGCGCTACGGGCATTACAGGTTCCACTGGCGCCATAGGTCCGCAAGGTGCAACAGGGCCTACGGGCATCGGCATCACTGGAGCGACCGGCATTCAAGGTGCTACTGGCATTCAAGGTGCTACCGGTATTCAGGGTGCAACTGGCATTGGAACTGTAGGTGCTACCGGTATTCAGGGCGTTACAGGCGCAACAGGCGCAACAGGTGTTGGCATCACAGGCGCCACGGGCATTGAGGGGTCAACTGGAGCCACAGGCGTTGTGGGCCTTACTGGCCCCACTGGTGCTACGGGCGTCGTAGGGGTGAGCGGTGCTACGGGCGTTCAAGGTGTCACCGGAGTGCAGGGAGCAACAGGAGCCATTGGCATCACTGGCGCAACAGGGGTGCAAGGCACCACAGGCGTTCAAGGCCCCACTGGTGCTCAGGGCGTACAAGGTGCTACGGGGGCTACTGGCGTTCAAGGTACTGCCGGCGTGACTGGCGCCACTGGAGTGCAGGGAACAGTTGGTGCCACGGGAGCCACTGGAGCGCAGGGTGACGTTGGCGTTACTGGTGCCACTGGCGTGCTAGGGCCTACGGGCGCCCAAGGTGCCACGGGGGTACAGGGTGCCACGGGCGCCACCGGAGTCACTGGCGCCACTGGCGCCACTGGTGCGGGCTCTACTGGACCAATCGGTGCCACTGGTGCCACTGGTCCCGCAGGCGGCGGCGGCGAAACGCTATCTCCATTCCTTCTTATCGGAGCTTGATCTGTCATGGCAACGACGTACAAAGTGCTAGGGCAATCCGCACCTAGCGCAACCACCGATACCACGCTTTACACGGTACCTGCTGCAACCAGTACAGTTGCATCAACGCTTAGTGTTTGCAATCGTGGCGCTTCTACCACTTTTCGTATTGCGGTAAGGCCCGCTGGTGCATCTATCGTCAACCAACACTACATAGTTTACGATAACTATGTGAATGCAGGTGATACGGTATTCTTGACTCTAGGTATTACGCTAGCAGCTACTGATGTAGTTACTGTTCGCACTGGCACGGCTGACACTAGCTTTAGCTTGTTTGGTTCTGAGATTACCTAATGAGTTTCCGTAACGTTCAAGGCAATAACGTACCAGCGCGGACACTAGGAGCCGTTAGACGAGCAGAGCAGTGGGTGCGGAATCCTGCATGGCCCGCGCTTACGGCACCAACCATTGGTGAGCAAAAACTGGTTGGCCTTCATGCAGTATGGCCTGGCGATGGCGTAGGTAATGGCGGCAACTTCTTTGCTGTAAATTGCGCTGCTGCTTATACGGTAGCTTTTGGTGATGGCACATCCGTTAATACTGCTACAGGAGTGCAAACAAATTATGAATACAACTTTGCCGATGTTGATTTATATGATGCAACGGTAACGCTTACGGATGCCGGTGACTTGGTGGAACGCACCGCACACGGCTATAGCAATGGTATGCGCGTACAGTTTTATAGCATCGTCACCACAACAGGACTGGTAGAAGCGCAATTTTATTTTGTAATCAATGCTACAGCAAATGACTTCCAAGTTGCAGCCACTGAAGGTGGCGCTGCTCTTGCACTAACCACAAACGGCTCCGCATCATTGCTGCCGTATAAGATTGCAACCGTAACGATAACACCGCAAGCAGGACAAAACCTCACTACTGTTAATTTATTTGTTAAGAACACGACAACAGGACTACAAGCATACTCAACTGGCTGGCTGGAACTTGCTATTGCTGGATCAAACATAACTACGCTAACGGTATCTTCAGCTATTGCGATAATCTCCCAAAACTACTTGGAAAGCGTAAATATTGTAGAACTAGGCGCCGTTACTACGTTTTTTAACCTATTTGTTAATTGCCGTAAACTACAGAATGTAAGCGTAAACGTTCCAACAGCAGCTACAGACATAAACAGTATGTTCCAAAGCTGCTCTTCCCTAACAACAGTACAATTATTTAATACTGCAGCAGTTACAAACATGAGCAGTATGTTTCTTACCTGCTCCTCCTTAGTAACAGTACCTTTATTCAATACTGCAGCAGTTACAAACATAAACAGTATGTTCCGAAACTGCTCTTCCCTAACAACAGTACCTTTATTTAATACTGCAGCAGTTACAAACATGAGCAGTATGTTCAATAGCTGCTTTTCTTTGAAAACAGTACCTTTATTTAATACTGCAGCAGTTACAAACATGAACGCTATGTTCTCTGCCTGCTCTGCCCTAACAACAGTACCTTTATTTAATGCTGCAGCAGTTACAAACCTGAGCAGTATGTTCAGTACCTGTACTTCCCTAACAACAGTACCTTTATTTAGCGTTAATACTGCAGCAGCTACAAACATGAGCAGTATGTTCAATGGCTGCTCCTCTCTAACAACAGTACCTTTATTTAATACTGCAGCAGTTACAAACCTGAGCAGTATGTTCAGTACCTGTACTTCCCTAACAACAGTACCTTTATTTAATACTGCAGCAGTTACAAACATGAACGCTATGTTCAGTAGCTGTACTTCCCTAACAACAGTACCTTTATTTAATACTGCAGCAGTTACAGACATGTTCTCTATGTTCCAAAACTGCTCCTCTCTAACAACAGTACCATTATTTAATACTGCAGCAGTTACATCGTTCGGCAGAACGTTTTCTGGCTGCTCCTCCCTAACAACAGTACCCGCCCTGGTGACAACTGCCGTTACGAGCAGCGCAGGCTTTTCTACCACGTTTACTAGCTGCAATTCCCTTGCTCGCATCCAAGCAGAAGATTTTAGATTTACCTTCTCAGTAGCCAGTTGCAAACTATCTGCTGCTGCACTAAATGAAATTTATACAAACTTGCCTGTAGCAGTATCGCAAACCATTACAGTATCAAACAACTACGGCACCACTGGCGATAACCCCGCCATCGCCACAGCTAAAGGATGGACCGTTACCGGATGACACCCATGGACACCAGCGGATTTTACAAGCTCGATGCAGACCTCCTATACGGTCCCAATTTCGTAATAAACGCCAACTATGAACTACGGCGCGAAACTCATGACCAGCAGACCTACCCCATTGATGGCTGGTCCTGGTTTGATTCTGAAGAGGAAGCTAGGTTCTTCTTCAGCCTCCCAGCAAAAGAAGAAGAACTGCCGTGAAACCACTACTACACCTAATCGGCATCTTTCATACACAGCACACTGCCGCCTATAGCCATTGCGCCTTCACAGGCAAGGCCTTGCGTTTTCCCAAGATGATGCAGGGCCAAGGCTACACCGTCATTGAATACAGCAACGCCGGCAGCGAAAGCACCGCCGATGAGCATGTGGAAATGCTCAGTGCCGCTGAATTTGAAAAGCTCTTCAACCGCAGCGCCACCGACTTCCACGGCAACGATGCCACTCTCGGCAGTGATGCCCACCAGCTATTCGAGCAACACCTTATCCCAGCACTGCGCGAACGCCTACAGCCACAGGACATCATCTGCCACCCATTTGGCCATGCGCATGAGCAGCTAATGGCCGAGTTCCCGCACCACCAGCACGTTGAAACTGGCATCGGCTACCCCACCCTGATGCCCAACAGTTTCCGCATCTTTGAAAGCTACGCCTGGATGCACTACCACCAAGGCAAAGAAGGCCGCAACGGCAAGAACTACGAGTGGGTGGTGCCTAACTACTACGACCTAGACGACTGGGAGCCCAGCTATGAACCAGGACAGTATCTCGCCTTCCTCGGGCGCATCACCCCGCTAAAGGGCATCGACACTATCAAGGCGATTGCCGATCACAGCCCGTGGCCCATCGTGCTGCACGGGCAAGGCGATCCATCGCCGTGGGCTCACCCCAACATTGAATACCGGGGGCCAATCAGCGGCACTGCCCGCAGCGAGTTCCTTCGCAATGCAAGGGCGCTACTAGCGCCAACGGTATTCACCGAGCCCTTCTGCGGCATGGCGGTCGAGGCAATGCTGTGTGGTACGCCAGTGCTGGCAGTGGACTATGGCGCCATGACTGAAACCATCATCGAGGGCGTGATGGGCTACCGCTGCCACACCCTGCAGGACTGGATCGACGGCATCAACGCAGTAGGAAACCTAGACCGTCCCACCATTGCTGCTATCGCTCGCGCTAAGTGGTCGCTAGAAACCTGCGGTGCCCGCTACGACAAGATCTTCCGCCAACTCAACGACCTCTACCGCCGTGGCTGGTACGAAGTGGACCAAATCAACTACCACCAAATCGAGTGCGAGGAAGGTCCATTCGCCAAGCGCCTTGCCGAGTGGATCGCTTCAGAACTGGCGCCAATTACTGCCCTCGACATCGGCTGCGGACCTGGCACCTATGTACGGGCATTGCGTGCGCAAGGCATTGATGCAAGTGGTATTGATACCGATGAACGTGTGCTGGGCCAAGAGCACCTCCAGCAGCAGAGCTTGTTTGACCTGGAGCGCCAAGCTGAACTAGTGCTGTGCCTAGAAGTGGCAGAGCACATCGACCCAGCGCAGTCGGAAGCCATAGCGCAAAGTGTTGCTGCAGCAGTAGCGCCCGGCGGCACCCTCATCTGGAGCGCCGCTCACCCCGGCCAAGGCGGCACCGGCCACATCAACTGCCAGCCCAAGGATTACTGGCACCAGCGGCTCACTGTTTGCGGCTTGCAGCGAGATGAGGCAACCGAAGCCCAGCTAGTGGACTATGCCAAGAGCGGTTACCACATGGGCTGGTTCCGCCAAAACGCAATGGTGCTGAGGCGCCGCGGTAGTTAGGCTGTACCCGTGGCAAAAACTTATGCTGACCGACGACCCCTCCATCTACCTGGCTGACTTCGGCGTCACGGTCACTGCCGGCACCATCACAGGCAGGGGCATCCTCGACATGCCGAGTGAGATCCTGCTCGACAATCAGATAATCAGCACCGACTACACCGTCACTTGCGAGGCCTCTAAGTTTGGCGGCCTGTTGTACGGCTCTCAGCTCACCGTCAACGGTGTCGCCTACGAAGTCCGCGCCGCCGTCTTACTTACCGACGGCGTATTCGTCCAGCTAAGCCTGCAGCGCTCAACTGAGGTGCCCTACATCACCGCCCTCACCCCAATAGACGCCAACGGCCCAGATGCGGCAATCGACGACCTAGGCATCGTGCAGCTCGACCCCGAAATCGACGGCGGCTCACCCACTTCCACCTACATTGACGGCAACGATCTAGACGGTGGAGCGCCATGAGCAGCACAGCCCCGCTCCTACCCCTGCCCCCTACCGACCTATGAGCAGCATCGCCCGTGTTCGTGTCCGCCGTGGCACCGCCGCCGCCTGGACCGCCGCCAACCCCACGCTGGCCCTAGGCGAGATTGCCGCCGAGACCGACACCCTGCGCTTCAAGGTCGGCACCGGCGCAGCAGCCTGGACCGCCCTGCCGTACTACAGCCCGGCCGAAGCCGACCTAGTGCGCGGCCAGGTCAGCAAGATGGACGCCGGCACCATCGGCATAGTTACGCAGAGCGTCTACGTAAGCACCGGGCTTACCGGCACCTTCGACACCGCCACCGCCAGCGGCACAAGCTTAGGGACCACCAACACCTTTGCCGTCAAGAACACCAGCGGCGCCACCAAGCTGATGCAGATCTACGGCAGCATCGACGCTAAGACCGTCAGCGGCAACAACCATACCCTCGGCATCAAGTTGGCCAAGAACGGCACCGCCATAGATCAAACCGAGTGCCGCGCCTTCACCGGCTCCGGCAGTCAGGAAGCCAAGCTCGTCACCAACTGGATGATCAGCATGGCCGCTAATGACGAAGTAGCCCTGTTTGTCGCCAACCACAGCGGCACCGAAGACATCAACTTCGGCCGCGGCCGCCTCGTCGCCACCGAGGTGCGCTAGTGGCCACGAAGCGCGAAAGCATAATGCAGGCGCTATTCACAGCGCTAAGCGGTACGACCAACGTAGGCACCCGCATCTACCGAAGTCGTGTTGAGCCGGTGGCCCGCGCCGAATCCCCCGCCCTAGTCCTCGAACCAGTAAACGATGTAGTCGAGCAGAACACCTGCCTGCCGACCCTCGACCACACCCTTACCTTCCGCGTCGTCGTAATAGTCCGTGCCAACGTCCCAGATCAAACTGCCGACCCCATAATTGAGTCGCTCCACGCCAAGATCGTCGCCGACTTGACCCTAGGTGGGCTGGCGATTGACGTACAGCCGGGGCCTACCGAGTTCACCCTCGAACAAGCAGACACCCCCGTAGGCGTGATCTACTGCACCTATCGCGTCCTCTACCGCACCTCCGTAAGTGACCTAAGCGTGTAGCGGCGCCGCTTCGCCATAGCGAAGTTATGCAAGCAACGCGGCCTAGACTCAAGCGTAGTTACCACGCAATCGCATGGCTAAGACTGAAGTAGCGCAGCCTGCGCCGGAAGAAGCGCCGCAGCACGACTTAGTGGCGTCGCCTACGCCGGAAGTGGCGCAGCCGCGCAGCCTAGTTGAAGTCGCCGCGCTTAGCGTTGTTGATGAGTTTCACGGGCAGGGAGGCACTTACCTCCTAAACCCTGCAACAGGTATCCGCACACTCGTTGAGCGGACCGAACCCGCTCCCCTCTAAGAGGAACACCCCATGGCCTTACTAACTAGGAAACGCCTAATCCTCCTGAAGAAGGAGAGCACTTACGGCACTGACATTGTTCCCGCCGGCACCGATGCCGTACTGGTACGTGACCTCAGCGTCACCCCTCTGCAGAGCGACGTAGTTAGCCGCGACCTAGTGCGCTCCTACTTGGGCGCTTCCGAGCAGCTGCTCGCTAACACCCGCGTTGAGTGCCAATTCACGGTTGAGATGGCAGGTTCCGGCACCGCCGGCACCGCCCCTCGCTACGGCGCAGCTCTCCAGGCCTGCGGAATGAGCGAAACGCTGGTCACCTCAACTTCGGCAACCTACGCCCCAGTCAGCGCCTCATTCTCAAGCGTCACCATCTACTACAACATCGACGGCGTACTCCACAAAGTCACAGGCGCCCGCGGTACCTGCACCCTCAACGCTGAAGTCGGCCAAATCCCGTCGATCCAGTTCACGCTCACCGGCATCTACGTTCCGCCCACGGACACCGCAGCCCCTGCCGTCACCTACTCCGCCCAAGCCACCCCGCTGATCTTCAAGCAGGGCAACACCTCGGCGTATCAGTTCTACAGCTATGCCGGCTGCCTGCAGTCAGTGAGCATGGACATTGGCAACACCGTTGTCTACCGCGAACTGGTTGGCTGCACCAAGGAGGTGCTGATCACGCAGCGCAACGTCACTGGAACGGTGATGATCGAGGCAGTGACCATTGCTACGAAGGACTACTTCAGTGCCGCACTGAACGACAGTGCCACCGGCAACCTGACCTTCCTGCACGGCACCACAGCTGGTAACCGCGTCACCCTGACTGCGGCCCGCGCCGACCTCGGCGACCCCAGCTACGGCGACACCGACGGCATCGCCATGCTGAACCTCCCCTACACCGCCATCCCTAGCGCCTCGGGTAACGACGAGTTCTCCCTCGCCTACACCTAGGCTTCGCCGCTAAGCCGCTAAGCCGCCTGGTCACAAAGCCGGGCGGCTTCTTTATGCGCTACGCTGCTTACGCCCGCCTAAAACTTATGTCTTTCGTTCGCAAAAAGGTCAAAACCTTCAAGTGGCCCGTAACCGTTGAAGAGCCTGCAGACGGCGGCGTCTTCGACTCCAGCACCTTCGACATCACCTTTAAGCGCCTGGGCCGTAAGGAGTTCGCAACCCTAAGTGAGAAGGGGGATCTTATTCTGCTCAAGGCAGTGGTGCTTGCCTGGGACGGAATCGACGACGAAGAAGGCAAAGCAGTGCCCTTCTCCCTCGAAGCCCTCAAGGAATTTAGCGACGACCCCTACTGGATTCGCGGTGTCCTCAAGGCCTACACCGAGACCTTCGACGGCGCTAAGCAGGGAAACTAAGCGGCGCCGCTAGGTATTGGGCGCAGGGGGGTAAGCGGGAGGAGGACAAAAGCAGCGAGGACGCCGCGGCGTTCGGCATCCACTTACCCGCTACGCCGGCGCCCGGCGGCGCAACCTACGAGGTCTGGGACGAAAACTGGGAAACGGTGCTTATGTTCCTGCGTATGCAAACGCAGTGGAACACCACCATGGCCGGCTACTTAGGCCTCAAGTACGACGTGCTGCTCATGTCCGGCGGCCTGTTCGACCTATACTGCATCCAGGACCGCGCCGCGATGCTGGAGGATCTTCAAGTGATGGAGTCCGCAGCCCTAAGCGAGCTGAGCAAGAGCGAGGATAAGTAGCGTGGCCAAGCAGGTTGAGGATATTGTCGTTCGCCTAGTTGGCGAAGGCTTCGAGGCCCTCGACAAAATAAAGGGCTCCTTCCGCGAGCTAGGCAAAGTCACCAACCTGGCCGAAAAGGACATCCTCTCCGCCCGCGATAGTCTGCTCGACTTCGCTAAGAAGGCAGGCAACACTGAAGCTGTAAACAAGGGCTTAACTGACGCCTTCAAAGGGCTGCGCAGCCAAGTTGACCTAAGCAGCGAAGCCTATCGCTCCCTGTCTGCCGAGCTTCAGAGGCTCGATGAGGAGAGCAAAGGCGCTACGCGCAGCATCATGGCGCAGCGCGACGCGGTGCTGTCCAGCACTGCCGCCGGCACGCAAAACGTAGCGGCGCTCCAACAACAACGCGCCGCGCTCATCGCACTAAGGGCGCAGACAAGAGATTCCTCTACAGCCTTTAATCAATTCAGCACTGATATACAAGCAGTAGAAGCGCGCCTAACTAATTTAGCTAACGTAAACAATAGGCTTAACAGTGCGCTTTCACGCGCCCGTGCCGGAACAGCAGCAGGTGCTCGCGCAGAACTGGAGGTCATCGAAAGGGGTATATCGTTACGCCGTCAAGAAATAAATGATATTGACTTATTAAACAAGAAACAGCGAACAACACCAGAAATACTGCGACAAAGACTTGATTTAGAAAACCAGCTAAACGCATCCTTAGCTGCGCGGCGTCAAATACAATTCCAAGAGACTGCGCGTACAGGGCGTGAGAGCGTTCGCACAGGGGCTGCAACGTTCAACAGTGCGGATTTCACAGGAACTGGTTACTTAACGGCCGAGCGTATATCTGGACGCCTAGGCGACCTACCCAACACCACCGCAGGCCTAAGTCAGGAGCTGGGTGAGCTAAATGAGCGCTTAATTAACACCTACAGGAACACAGAAACCTACTTACAGGTTGCCATGCAAATGGCAGGCGTACAGCGTGAACTGACTTCCGTTACGCGGGGCTACGCACAGTCTCTGGTGATGGGCCTTAAGACAAACACTGTTGAGTCCAGCGCACGCAACCTGCAGGAAGCTATTACAGCCCTTAGGGCTGAAATGGCACAACTAGACACCACAACATCAGAAGGAAGCCGCGCATACGCAGACAATGCCCGCGAAGCCA